TTCATCAATCAATATGAAAACCGCGAATGGGAATGGATATTTGACGAAGACTACCCGCAACACGTTCTCAAATTTGCATCGGTCTTAAAGCACACCAAAGGCCCTGATGCTGGCAAACCCATCTTGCTGGAACCATTCCAGATATTTTTAATTTGTGCCACCTATGGGTTTAGGCATAAGAAAAACCGCGACCGCAGGATGGTGACGGATGTTATTTTGTACATTCCTCGCAAGGCCGGTAAATCAACTTTAACCGCTATTATTGCCTTGTACGAGTTGCAATTTGGAGAAGCTGGCGCTGAAGTATTTACTTTGGCCACAAATAGAGAGCAGGCAACAATTGTGTTTGATGCGGCCAAAGGCTTTATTGAAAGTATGCCAGGCCAATTGTCTAGCACCTTCTTTTGCTCAAAATACGAAGTAAAAAAGGCGGGTGACACACAATCAATGTTTAAGGCATTGTCTAGGGATACGAAAAAGACAGGTGACGGTAAAAACCCAAGCTGTGTGATTGTGGATGAGGCAGCGCAAATCGTAGATCGAAACTCAATTGAGGTTCTTCACTCAGGTATGGTGGCCCGTCAAAATCCACTTAGGATTTATATTACGACAGCCAGTTTTACCAAGGACACGAAATTCTATGAAGATTTTTTGATGTACCAATCTATGCTTTACGGAGAGGCCCAAGACAACCCTAGATGGTTTGGCCTTTTATACAGCCTAGATATTAAAGACGATTGGCGCGACCCCTCGGTCTGGGCTAAAGCAAACCCTATGCATGGAATTTCTGTGTTTGAGGAAGCAATCTCACAAAGGGCAGAGGAAGCCAAACACAAACCCGCTGCATTAAATGAGTTCCTTTGTAAAACCCTGAATATCTTTGTAAGTGCCAATTCCGCTTGGTTGGATAGAAATTATTGGGATGAGGCAAAAGACGAAAATGATGAACGTGAGCCAGAGGCCGTGTTTATTGGTTTCGACTTGGCGGCAACCCGTGACTTGAATGCTGTCTGTACTTTGAAGCGATATGGTGAACTGGATTACAGGGCAGAATTTAAGTTTTTCTTGCCGGAAGAAGGCTATAAGCTGATTCCAAAACATTACGCGGATATTTTCCGAATGGCTGTAAAAAGCAAAATTTTGAAGATTACTGAAGGCAATGTAATGGATGACAGGGAAGTATCGGACTACATTAAAGCCCAATGCGAGCGTTATGATGTCAAGGAAGTTGGATACGATGCCTACAATGCCGCAAGCCTTGTAGCCAGGCTACATGAGGCGGGAATCCCCGTCAAAAAGGTTGGTCAGGGCATGGGGGTTTTGTCAAATCCGTCTAAATATGTTGAAAAATTGATTCTCAACAAGCAAATCAAACACGATGGCAACCCATTCGTTGGATGGCAATTGGGTAACTGCGAAATCTATGAAGATGTAAATGGCAACATTAAAGTCCGAAAAAACGAAGCAGACAAAGCGGCCAAGGTTGACGGTATTATTGCCATGATTATTGCCTCGCATTGCAGCCTAGACAATCCCTATGCATCAAGTTCGTTTGGTTTTAGATCGTTTTAGTGGTAATATGTAGCGAAACCGGAGCAAAACATGGGTATTCTGGATATTTTCAAAGGCAAGAAAGACTCTAAAAAAGAGTCGAATACGCTGTTCGGCCAGACTCAGTTGGGCAACCAAATCGTTCGCCAATCACAAGGTGGACAACAAGGCTCGGCTTTTCAACTTTTATATGTCACAACGTCCAGCGTCACAAACGCAGGGCGCATTGTGGACATGTCGGTGCTTTCACGAAACAGCACCATCATGTCATGTGTTGGTGTTAAGGCTCGTGCCTTGGCGCAGTGTTCTCTGTCCATTATGTACAAGACAGATGACGGGACATTTGAGGATGTTTTAAAATCTGATAAGGCGGGAACACGGGACAAAACAAAGGCAAAGCAGGTTCTTAACCTTCTACAAGAGCCTAATAATTTCCAAAATCAGTACGAATTTTGGTATCAATGGGTGATGTGGCACGAATTGGCGGGTGAAACCTTCACCTTGTTATTGCGTAAAGATAACAAAGACGCAATGCAAACGCCAATTGAGATGTACAACTTGGACGCTACGCTCATCACCGTCCAAATGACACCTTTAAGGTATCCAACTTATCGGATGTCTACCCCAACCTACGGGTTTAACAAAGACGAGCCACTGGCAGCGCATCAGGTTATCCATATCACCGAAGCCCCATGGCAAGGTTCAGCAGGTTTTAACAAAGGTATCTTGGCGACTGAGCTGGTAGCCTTGGACACCGACATTGACCTGTATGCAAACTACGTCATGCAAAACGGCGCTAAACCTTCTGGGTTGTTTAAAACCGATCAAGTCATCCCAGACGCTAAATATAAAGAAATCGCTGCACGATTAAAAGAAGCGTGGGCAAGCATGACGGGTTCTAAACCGACTGACCAGAGTAAGCCTGGACAAGGGATGCTCTTAGATCAGGGCATGACGTTTGAGACTGTCAAAATGCTGACGCTCCAAGACGCTGATGCTGCCAAGCTGAAAGAACAAACCACCAACCGGATTTGTGCTTTATTCGGTGTACCGCCTCAGATGCTAGGTTTAGCCTCGGGCAAGTTTAATAATACTCAGACGCTTTTGGATGAGTTTTATAAAACCAGTATGTACCCGATGATTATTAACATCGAGCAGAAGTTTAAACAGCAACTCCTTAAGGGTTATCCTAACCTTTCAATCCGGTTTGACACTAAGGATTTTCTCAAAGGCGCAGCATTAGACCAGATGAATTTTGTCACCGCAGGTGTAGCGGCGGGTATTTTTACGCCAAACGAGGCGCGTGAATATTTAAATGTGCCTAAAATTGATGGCGCAGATAAACTCTTAAACACCGACCCAAGCGCGATTTCCTCGGATAATATCCCTGTTGGCACAAAAACCGCCAAGATTATCCCAGGCACATCCCCGCAAGACACGGGTGGCGGCGGTGGTAATCAGACCCGCAAAATGAATATCGGCAAATGAACTTGTACAGAAAAATTGCGGCATTGCAATTGATTAAAAGCAATGTTAAAGTGCCGGTGGTGGACGATATGCTTACAATACAAGATAATAACCAAGCAATCCACAATGGGGTAATCCATGAAACAAGTGCAAGTGATTTGCGAAGCCAAGCTGAGCCTCAACGAAAAGGTCGGAAAAAATCCAAGCGGCAAAATTAGCGCAAGAGTTACCACTTGGGGCGCACGAGAAGGCGCTGATGGGCGCAAATTCAATTACCAGCCTGAAGGTTTCCAGGACTGGGCACAAGAATTCTCTAAAAGCGGCACACCACTGCCGATGTTCCTGAATCACAACGACATGGGTATGCCAGTCGGTGAGTGGACAGAGTTTAATTTTGACGCATCAGGCATGACCGCAGAAGGAAAACTTTTCCTTAACACTGTTGGCGGCTCCGATCTCTATAACGTCCTCAAAGAATCCCCTAATCTGTTTGGCGGTGTCTCTGTTGGCGCATACGCTGACGAAGCCCGTTATGTTGACGCTAATGGCGACCCAATGGTTAGCGGCGATGATGATGATGATGAATCCTATTTCCAAATCACAAAAGGCGGTTTGCGTGAAGTGTCGGTGGTGATGTACCCCAACAACCCCGCCGCAGAGGTGATGAATTTGGAATGTTTTACAGCCGAGGGACAACCTAACCCTCGCAAGATCGAGAAGGTTCTGCGTGAGGCAGGTCTTTCGCGTAAAGATGCGACCACCGCATCTTCAATACTCAAAAAGCTGATTGAACAACGAGATGTTGCCAAGCCAGTAATTGAGGAAACCCCAAAGCCGAGCGACTCTGGTGCGGTGGTCGAAGCCGAAGCAATCTTGAAAGCCCTAGAGGAACGAGAGTTGCTAAAAGCATTATCTAAACGTGTTAAAGGATAAACAAATGTCTATCGAAAAAATCATTGAAAAAGTTGATGCGATTGAATCGCAAAACATGGCTAAGATCGAAGAAATCAAAGCCGAAGCAGTAGCTAAAGTGGAAGAAGCAAAAGCCGAATTCGCTGAAAAAGTTGTTGGTTTGGAAACTAAGATTTCCGAACTCAATAGCGTGGCTTTCATCAAACCCGCCAAGACTGTGCGCCAAGACGTTAACAAAAACGTTAAAGAGCAATTGTCTAAGTTCATCAAAAAAGGCAAGTTCGAAAAAGAACTGCAAATCTTTGCTGATGATTCCCAATATGCCGCATACCTGAACGAAGCCTCTGCTTTGACCGGCGGCGGTGCAGGTGTTGGTGGTCGTACCGCTTATGACCCTGTGTTCCACAAGCTGCGTTTGGTTAACCCAATGCGCGGTCTGTCTCGCAACGTGACCACTGAAGGTTCTACCTACCAGTTCCGCGCCAAGACGGGCAACGCTGGCGCAACTTGGGGCTATGCAATCCAAAACAACGGCTCGGCAACAACTGAAGCGACTAACATCTGGCAATTGACTTTGCAAGATTTGAACGTTCAGTTCCCAATCCGTACCGCTGCGCTGGATGACATCGATGGCTTGGAAGCCAACGTGGTTGACGATATGTTGCTGGAATTCAGCCAAGTTGAGGGTCAATCTATGATCTCCAACAACGACCAGACCGACACACCTAACACATACGGTGGTACAAACGGTTTGCGTGGTTTGAATCAGTACGCTGGCGCTAACGGTTCATATACCGGCGGCACTATCTCCACCGCAGCGTTTGGCACTTCTGGCACTGGCAGCACTAGCGGCTTGGCATCCCTTGCTACCTATGACCAGTTGACCACCAACGCCGCTTCTGTTGGCGCTGCTAACGTCACTTATTCCGACATCATTGAGTTCATCCACTTGCTGCCACAGGAATACTGGACACCCACAACCAAGTTCATGGTTAGCCCATTGTTCTTGGCTCAAATCCGTGGCCTGAAAGACAGCAACGGCACTCCAGTGTTTGAGCGTATGTCTCCTCTGGTGTATGACGGTATTGTCGGACAGTTGCTTGGTTTTGATGTGGTGGTTAACAAGTACGTTGACAGCCCTAACAGCTCGACCAGCACCCCTGGCACTACCAGCCTGTATCCGATGTACTTCGGCGACTGGCAGCGTGGTCACACTATCGTAGATCGTTTGAATATGGTTCTGCGCCGCTATGACCAGACATTGCCAGGTTACATCACCTTCTTCGGTGAGAAACGTCTGTGCACCAGCGTGGTTGATCCATTCTCGATCATCCGCTACCGTTCTACGGCTACTGCGACCTGATAAAGCGGGGGGGAGCAATCCCCCCTTCTTTTAACTTTTATTTAGGACAAATATGACCGACCTCATCCTCGAAGCCATTAAAAAATCATTTACCAAAAACAAAAAAGTTACGGTGAACTTGCGCGAAGCCTCGGCACTGACTGGCTCGGGTTCTGGCGTGGGTGGTCGTGTTATTTATGATGATGCGTTTGCAGCTCTGCGTTATGCAAACCCACTACGCACTGCGGGTGCACGAATTATTCCCACAATCGGTTCGGATGAAGCGTTTGTGGTCAAAACGGGTAACGTAACCAACCCGACAAACCCTTGGGGTTATGCTTTCACGGGCAACGTGGGCACACCCAACACGGCTACACAGTTTTGGCAATTGCCAGTGCAGTCTATTGCGGCGACTTTGCCAGTTCGTACAGCAATTTTGAGCGATGTAAATAACCTTGAGCCTACCATCGTCACGGACGTTGGAATGGAATTTGGTGTGATCGAAGCTCAGAGTATGATGTTTAACAACGATCAATCTGGCTCGTCCACCACTTCTTACGGAGCAACGTATGGCTTGCGTGGTCTGAACAGCTACCCAAGCGGCTCTACTGCCTCTTTTGGTTCTAACGGCTCGGCTATTACTAACGGCATCCACACTGTGCTGACCCAAGCCAGCATTACCGGCGCGGCGATCTCTTACAACGACTTGGACAACTTGGTTGCTAAGTTGCCTCCACAGTACTACCTCAATCCAACAACCGCTTGGATGATGCACCCACAGACAATCACATACATCCGCGAATTAAAGGACAACAGCGGCTTGCCATTGTTCCTAGATGTGGGCGAAAAAGAAGGGCCATTCTTGGGTACTTTGTTTGGCATTAAGGTTGTGCCTAACCCGTTCATGGACACTATCGCCGCCGGTAAATTGCCAATTTACTTGGCTGCTTGGTCGCAATTTATGACCATTGCCGATAACGAAGAAATGAGTTTCCAATGGTTTGAACAAACAGCCCCAGGTTTCCTGACCCTTTTTGCTGAAAAGCGGGTTTGCTCGACCATTCGTGATGTGTTCGCGGGTGTGCGTATCTCCACTTAAGGGTAAAAAATGCCATTAGATAGTTACGTCAACGGCCCGTATTTAGGGACTACGCGCAACCCTTACTCGTATGAGAAGGTGGAGCAATTTGACCGTGACGTATCGACCCCTTGGTTGACCTTGGAAGAAATCACCGATCAATTAAACCTGTTCGGTGACACGAGCCAAGACACCTATTTGTCCTCGATTGAATTAGCCACACGGATGGCGATTGAGGATTATTTAGGCATGAGCATTTTTCCGGTGACGTATCAGGTTTACTACGGTGCGACAAACGGAATGAGTGGTAGCCAAGTCTGCCTAGACTTACCGGAAATCACACCTGGGTTTGGTGGGGTCACTATAAACTTTGTTGGTTATTACGACACAAGTAATCCACCTGTGTTTAATAAGCTCGCCGCAACTAATTACTTCTACGACCCAACGGGTAATAAAGTAATTTGCAGTGGAATGCCTAACGAGGTCAACCAGACGATCACCAACCCGATCATTGTTAACTACACAACGAGCTTTAACAATTACGCCACTTATCCTGTGATTAAACAGGCAGGGCTTTTGTTGTTAACTCACCTGTATAACAATCGTTCGAATACCTTTCAAGGTACGTTGAATGAGATTCCTTACGGTGTTGCTGCGCTTTTACGTCCCTATAAACCCTTGGTGCTTTGATGGCAATCGCAAGATACGAACAATTGACCGTAAGAAACGTCACCAACTCGGTGGACTCTTATGGCCAACAAACCACAACCACAACGCCTTGGTTTCAAACTGTGGCGCGGGTCATGGATGTTCGTAACTCGACCCAAATCACCAAGGATGACCGGATTTATACCGACCTTGTGAAGTTCGTCATGAACTACACCCCGAATATGAAACAGATTGTGGATTATCAAAATCTGTACTCTATATTTTGGAGAGGCAACGATTATCGGATTACTGATGTGATGGAGTCTAACGACCGGATGAACGTCACGCTGCTTTGCTATCGCAACGACCCGAACACATCAGTATGACCACACAACAGAATATTTCCACCTATGCCAAGGCTATCCAGTACCAACTGGCGGCTACGGTGTCATGCCCTGTTTATGCAAACTTCAACCGGAATTTTGCAACAGAGCCAACCTTTGTAACTTGGCAATTACGGAATGTTCACCAACCCGTTTATACCGGCACAACCCAATCGGTTAAGGGTATAGACACCCCGATATTTCAAACGACTGTTTTCTCGCAAGATATGCAGACAGCGTTTAATACAACAAACACCATCATTCAAACCTTGCATGGATATTCGGGGCAGTTTGGTGATGTAAGTGGTTTGTATGTCGCCAAAATCGACATATCGATGCTATACAACACATATGACGATCAAGTAAAATTGCACCAAATAGTGCTTGATTGCCGCATGGACGTTCCGTCCTGACAAGATAATATCTCTAACTTCAAAGGATTATCATGGCTTTACCAAACAAAGTTCTCCCAGGTTTTACGGCGGCGCTATACCAGCAAAGCGGTGCAACTCCAACGGCGCTCACGTTGTCCCAATTGTCTACTGTGGGCAGTGTTTCAGCTATTGCAGTCTCGGGTAACTTGATTCCCGTGGAGGCTATCCCTGCATTTGGTCAAGACGATGCCTCGGCTAACTTCATGGTGGCTGGCTCGCGTCAAAGCGACATCATCCCCACACAGTCTAAGCCCACCAGCATGACCATCACGGCGGCTTGGAATCCCTCGGACTCTAACCTGCTTCAAGTTCGCGCTGACGCTTACTCTGGCGTGATTGATCGCACTTACGTTATCTCCGCTACTGACGGAACTAACATTGTGTATTACGCGTTTAATGGTCGCGTGGGTCAATTCCACATCGACAGCGCACCTGGTGCTGAAGCAAAGTGTGTTTTCACAATTCACCCCCGTGGAAACCAATATGGTTGGTCTAACAACGCTTAAGAGGTAATCATGACAGCACCAAATAAAGTTCTAGCCGGTTTTCAGGCATCGCTTTGGATGCAAACAACCGCAACCCCAACGCCTTTGACCACTGCTAATTTAGCAGTCTGGTCGGGTCAAGTGGCAACCATTGTGGGCACTGCCGCTAACGGTACTGGAGCCTCCGGAATGTTAGTGCCTGTGGAAGCCATCCCTGCCTTTGGTCAGGATGACGCAAGCGCAAACTTCATGGTTGCGGGTTCTCGTCAATCGGACATCATCCCTACGCAATCTAAGCCCACAAGCCTAACGATTACTGCGGCATGGAATCCTAGTGATACAGCGCTGCTTCAGATTCGTGCGGACGCGTACTCTGGCGTTACAGATCGCACTTATGTGGTGGCGGCTGCTGATGGCTCAAACACCATCGCTTATGCGTTTAATGGTCGGGTTGGTCAGTTCCACATTGACTCTGCCCCAGGCGCTGAAGCTAAATGTGTATTTACCATCCATCCTCGGGGCAACCAATATGGTTGGTCGAACACATGACAGTAGATGAAGCCATCACCATTATCGTGGAGACATACGGCGACATTGATCTTGTCGCTCGTGGTCTTGTTGTTGATGCTGCCGAAGTCGCTGAAGCAACCGCAGAACCAGACACGGCGCAAGCGGTGGCTCTAGCCCTACTTAAAAAATACAACCCTTAAATGACCAATACAATACAAAACACTACTGACTTGCTAAGTTACTTAACCAAACAAGCAGAATCGCGTAAAGACTGGTTTGGATTTATGCAACAAAAAATGACATCAATCACTCTGGCTCATCAGATCGCGGCTAATCACGCTGATTCGATGACGCCAGAGCAGGTTATTTCCTATGTCATGCGGCTCAATGAATTGATTTACCGAAACATCATCATTAAAAATGTCTGAAGATAAAGGCTTCACAACTATTATAAAGTGGCAAGGCTTTAAAGAGTTTGAAGAATTATTGGACAAAATAGATGAAGATTTTGGTGAAAAAGACTCGCAAAATATTCTTAGAAACGCAATGAGAGCGTCAATGGTTCCTGTGCTTAATTCAGCAAGAGGACACCTTGAAGCCCACGGAAACGTGGACACGGGACAATTACTAAAGTCTTTACAGGTAGAGGCAAGAAAGCCTACCGCGCGGGATAAAAGGTCTATTTATTCCACCCCGACAATGATAATGATTGCAAGGGTCACTGTCGCACCAGGGCGTAAATTTTTACCCGATCAAACCAATAAGCACAAACAATTTACAAAGACATTTAAAAGCGTTAAAACGGGAAAATTGCAACACAACATAAGCGATGCCCGAGCTTTTGCAATAGAATTCGGTACAGCTAGATGGCAACAAGGTGAAGGTAGACCTTTTATGCGTCCAGCGCTTGAGAGCAATGCCGTGTCGGTGACCAATAACTTAGGTCAAATGCTTGGCAATGCGTTATTAAAATATAAATCCAAAGTGATGAAGGTAAGATAAAACATGACTCTAGAAAACGCATTTGGTACGAGCTTTAACGCTGATGCAGTCCGTACCCGCACATTCACATTAAACGGCAATCAATTCAAGGTTAAAGTGCCTTTGACCGCTGAAATTGAGGCGCTTTACGAGCGCGTTAAAGTTGTCGATGAAAGCAAAGTGGCTAAATATTACGCCGATTTGTCTAAAGAGTTTTTTGACAACAAAGACAAATACGAAGGCGACCCTGACATTGAAATAAAAGATGCAGACATCTTTATCAAAGGTCGCTCACTGCTTGAGACCGCCAGAAGTAAAGTTATTACCGAAAATCGAATTACTGAGATGGTTCGGTTATTGGTTCCCGAAGATAAAGATTTTGACATGTCCAAAGTGAGTTACGAGGACATTGACGCCTTGTTTCCTTTTGGCGTTCAGCTAGAATTGATTGATGAAATTAACTCGGTGATTGCTCCGAGTTATGCGGCAAACAAAAAAAAATAATAGGGTCAGTTCGTAGGCAAGTTAAAGCATATTTAACGGCACACGGCACTGACCCGAACAAGGTAGATGAGTCAACCTTTAATGACATCTGCGTCATGTATGCGGATGGCATGGTGGGCAACCGAGCGATTGTGGAAATCTTAGGTTGTTTGACTGCTGGACAGTTTAATAAAGTGCTACCCAAAGGCGCACCGTCATATAAACTACAAGACATTATTGGCAGGGCTTATGACTACCTTTATCCACCCTTGGATGAGAAAGAAAAACAAGCGATAGCAAGTTCCCAATTGTTAGCGTTTGCAATGTTAAGCCCAGGCGCACCAAAACATTTGTTTGAGGGTCAAAATGGCTAACATGATCGCGGGGCTAGGCGCCCAATTATCGCTAGACAATACCGAGTTCAAAAAAGGTATTGCCGAAGCCAAAGAATCTTTAAAAGAACTTAAAGAGTATTTACCCGAAATCATCTCTATTGCTGGCTTTGTTGAATTGACAAAAGCTGGCATGGAGATGTCCAAGCAAATCGTTGAAGTTTCCAAAGCCAACGAAGTCGCTATCTCTAGCGTCTTAGAACTCTCAAAAGCATTAGAAGAAAACGGCGGCTCTGCTGAAAACGCTGGTCAGGTTTATTCTGGCTTTACGCAAAAGGTTGAAACAGCCCGCTTGGGTAGCGCAAGGGCGCAAGAATCGTTTGCCCGCTTAGGTGTTACTTTAGACGATCTGCGGCATTTATCTGAGCAAGACTTATTTGAAAAAACTGTCACCGGTTTATCAAAAATGAGCGATGCGTCCGAGCGTAACGGCTTGGCGTTTCAGACTTTAGGGAAAGCTGTTCGTGGGGTTGATCTCAAGGGGTTACAGGAAACGCTTGAAGAAACCAAAGGCACGATGGACAAATATGCTCAGTCCATTAATGACGCACACGACTTAAGCCTTAAATTAGAAGCAGCTCAACACAGTTTAAAACTGGAATTTACAAACGCAGTGATTCCTACTTTAAACGCGTTCTATGACGCAATGAACAACGATGGAACAATCATCAAGGAATTGATCCACTGGGTTGGTGAGTTTGTTAAGGTAGCCACAGTGATGGCTAAATTTACGGCTACCACAGTCAGGGCGGTTATTAGCGATGTTGGCACTTTGTGGGAAGAAGCAAAGTTAGCGATGACTGGTCATTTTTCCGAGATCGGAAAACTATGGCAAGAACAACAAGCTAAAACAGATGCGATGGTTAAAAGTGATTTTGATTACTTTGATAAATTATTTAACCAACAAGAAGATCACGCCAAGAAAGCCAAAGAAACCCAAAAGACAGCAAACAACGAGGTTCTTGCTTCGTATCAAAAACAATTAGATGCGGCGAACAATATTGCTAAAGCATATCAAGCGCAAGCTAAAGAAGGCTTGTATGTTTTAGAGAGCCAATTACAAATTAGCCAAGAAACAAAAAACCAAAAACAATTAAACGAAGAATTGTTAAAGGTTACGGTTGCAAAAGACAAAGCGCTAACCGAGGTTGATAAACAGATTGAAGCGGCAAAGAAAATAGGTCAAGGTCACGACATTATTATTGCTACGCTAAAAAAAGAAAAAGAACAAATCTTAGACACTTATCAAACCACGTTACAAGAAAC